CCCATCCAATGGACCGAAATCAGATTTAGGCTTTTTCTTTGCTGGCGCTACTGTTCCTTGAGCTGTTGGCGTACCAGCTGGAATTTCTACGTTAGTGTTTTGCTGTTTTACTGGTTCAGGTGCCTTTTCAGATTCAGGCCACCAAGCCATGATGTTGATAGGCAAGCCAACACCCAAAAGCAAAGCAGTACCGATAACAGGCCATCGCTTCCAGAAAGGTCTAATGTCCTTTGCTTGCGCTTCCTGCACATGCTTGTTCGATTGAGAGTGGCTTTTGTAAAACGGAAAGTACTCTGATTTGTAAGAACGTATTGAAGTATTGACAACCTCACCGTTACAACCATCTTGCACCTTTTTCGTGTATGAGTTACTTGAGCCCATAGCCGTGTTTTTCGTGCATCGATAGGTCACTTCAATCATGTCCTTAATATCTCGATGCACTTTGCGGATGTTCTGAGTAAGCAGAATGATATCAACACCATAGTGACGATGAATCGAGAACCACTCAAGAATCGCAGCAGGAAGCCCGCGAGACGGCAAACTCATATGAGCCTCATCTACAACGTACAAAGGCCCCTGTCCTTTCTCATTTCGCCATTCATCCGAGTAATCAGCAATCTGACTAAATGGACGACTTGTAGAACCAAAATCCGTCAAACGACCATCAACAATCTTGATTAGGTCGCGAACGTGCTCACCAAATATCTTTACAAACCAATCAATGTTCAACGTGATGTTGGTAATGACTTTTCGACCGTCCTTGATGGCCGGGATAATATGATATGCGACAGCCTCGTAAGTTTTGCCGCCGCCTGGTCTCCCTGCTATTGCGTAAATCATGAGCCTAACCTCGTAAACGGAATCAATTGAAGCAACAAACGAATAGTGATTGCAGCAAGGATAATTGATAAGCACTGAGGAACACCGACCGCAGCAAAAACCCAAGAAACGGTTGGAGGAATCGACGTCATATACTGGCTCATGTCAACAGGTGCAAAGAGCGCGAAAATGCCAGCAATCAGCGAATTGACCGCTTCCATAACTTGCTCAACAATCCAAAAAAACAAATCCTTGAGCATGTCAAAAAGAGATAGCAAAAGCTGGTACAAAAACACCAAAAGCTTGTTAAACAAATCAACTAACCAGTCCATATTAACCCCCGAAAATGATTCGACGCGCCGCAAAAATGGACGTCATGATGAGAACTGCACGAACAAAACCAAAAACCCAATCAAAGCTAATATGTTCCTCGAAACTGAAATCACCGAAGAACGGAACCGGAAGAACAAACGAAGGACGTTGAGCATTGGACAAGTCCAAATTACCGAAAGAGCTAACAAAATTATCTATGGTATTTACTTTCAAATCATTGAGCTGACCAGAAACCAAGCCGCCTAACCCCTCAGGATATTTAGATTCATAAAAACCAGTACACGTACCCGTCTCGATACAAGTGCCACCAATGCCAGCGCCAGACGTATCCGTATTAGCAATGCCATCTAACGTATCTGAAATACCAGCAACATCCTCCGCGATGCCATCCATTACACCTGCAATTTTCTCAACATCATCACCAACACCATTAATCGCATTGGTATTCTGATTCACGGCAGTTGTGATATCCGCGTTGGCTTGCTGGATAAGCGCTTTAGTTTTTCGGTAAATATCATTGTCATTAGCTTGCTGCTTTTGAATAGCTTGCGTATTAGTCACAACCGAAGCATTAAGCGCGATGATTTGGTTTTGAACATCAGCACTAGCCTGATTGATATCAATGTTCATATCATTCAGAGCCTTGTTAACATCCTTATTCATTCCCGTTATTGCGTTAACAACTGCCGTATCTGTTGATTCATCCGTTGGCGGGTCTTCAACATCTGGTTCATCCGTTGGAGGCTCAGGAACGACAATATCATTATCCGAGTCAGGCAAAACGCTAGGGTCTTCAATATCACCGCCAGTAGGGTCATCTGGTTTATGGGTAGGGTCAGTATCTGGTTTATCGTCAGTATTAGGGTCTTTAAGTGTTTTACACTCAGGGTCATTGCAAAAAAGATTACCAGTAGTGCTGTCACAAGAAGGGCCTATAACAGTAAATCTCGCATAACACCAACCAGACTCACCACACCAAGCGCCAGAACCATCAATAGCAGCAGTGCAACCGCCCCCTTTTCCGGAACACATGTAGCTGGAAGGTAATCCCTTACCAAAAACACGAGAGTCCCAAGTCATATCACCAGAATCACCCTCGACTTTAGAGCAATCGCCACCATTACACTCAGATTCCCATGATTGTGTTTCGTTACTACAAGAATAAGAAAATTGTTTGCCACTAGATTCACATTGAGTACGAGCCTCATCTATAGCATTAAGGGTTGATTGAAGTTCGCAATATTTAGGCTGCTCACACTTACCCGTATCTGGATTTAACTGGGTGCCATCAGGACAACTTTCAGTAGATGCATAGTTGACCCATAACTTACGAGAAGTGCCATAATGATAATTGACCCAAGAGCCTGATGTAGACGTACTAGAAATGGTGTGACGACCAGAAGGTGCATTTTTTCCAACGGGACAAGTAGTTAAATACGAAATGTCAACAACCTGACCTTTAGAAACCGGACAACCGGAAAGGGCAGAGCCGTAAGCAATATCTTTAACCACAACCAAATCAGCAAAAGCACTAAACGAAACACTCAAAAGTATCACCAGTGCCACAATGCTTTGTTTAATACTCATGTATAAACCTCATAAAAAAGGGGACCGAAGCCCCCTATCCTCTAAAGTTTTGAGAGGCCACAAATCCAGCCATGCCACCCAAAAGCACAAAGACGATGAGAATGACATCGTGAAGAATGGCCAACATAAACTTAAGCCTTATTCACAGCACGCTTAGCAAGAGTGATGGATTTGTAAGCCATAGTGATACCAACAATCAGCAAGCCAGCCGCGCCAATTTTTACAGCAACGCCAGCAAGGTCGATTGCAGTGAAAGGGTCAGCAGCAGCCTCACTTGCGAAAGCAGCACCAGAGAAAGCAGCCACAGCAACAGTAGCAGCACCACGTTTTGCGAATTTCTTCGCTGTATTGATGTATTTCATAAGCACCTCAGAGAAGTTTGATTAAACGAATTGCCATTTTGATGGCATAGGTAGAAATGAAACCCCCAAAGAAAACCAAGGAAAAACCAAGGCTAAACATTTGAGTAGCTTCAGGGCCAGTAACCTGAGTGAAGTCCATAAGCGAACCGTATTCTTGAGCCGTAACCATGACGTAACCGCTACAAGAAGCAGCATCAACTTCAGGAACGACAGCAATAAAACCGTCAGCGTTTGGAAGTGCGCACACAGGCATAATTAAAAACCTTACTTAGCTTTATCAGAGACAGGATTGTCGAACAGGCTGCGAATGACTTTGAAATCGCAAACCAAGTTACGGCGAGGGTCTTCTGGGTCAGGTTCGTATTCGAACTCAACAAGAGCCGGACACATAGTAGTTTCGAACTTAGCTAAAATTGTTGGATTAGGAATGAAAGGAACCTCTACAGATTCGATACCAAACGCGATTTGTGATCCTTTTTCGTTTTCCCAAGGCTTGAGTGCCTTACCAGCAAACAAACGACCAATTTCATATTGCTTACCCGACTCTTTACCAACACCCTTTGAATAAGTTCCACCTGTTAGAACGTAACGAACAGCCATGCTAATTCTCCATTATCTCTTTGATTATGTGTTTGTATGTATCAGGCAAGTTGAGCAAATCACCTTGCGTTTCCTCGGATATGAGAAGTCCGAAAACTTTCTCCAAATCACCATCCAAGTACTTAGCAATATCCGCTAACGTACGACCGACTTGTCGACGAGCCCAACGAATACGCCCGTGCATATCGAGCGCAACTTGTTTCTTTTTTGTGACCACCTTTACAGGCGAACTTGCAACGATTGAAGCGCTATAAGCACAAATACCAGCAAAATAACCACTGATATTTAGCAGCACATCAACCGTCATATCTTTCAATTCACACTCACTTCGAAACCAAAACATATCGAGACCGAGCTGGGCTGCCTTGTTATAGATTCGCCAGTAAATGCGAGATGATCGGTTGCCCACCTCAAATGATTCATTGATAACTTTGCCGGAAGCCTCAGCGAAGTAACGTTCGCCAGCACTAGGGCTACGACCTTTATCCGAAGTTCTGAAAGCATCATCTGCGTAGGCTTTTTTGGCATAGTCACGACCAAACAGGCCGTGGAAGTCATCGACAGCAAGGTCGATTCGAGAGAGGCGATTACAATCAAGAAGCTGTAACCACCAATGCAAACGAAATGCACTTGTGTGCTCAAAAAGGTGTTTGCACCCTAGCCCCTCGATTTGGAAATAACAGGTTCCACGGTTACCGCCTAAAGCAACAAATCCAACGTGTTTGTTAGAGTGTTTAGTCATCAGGTGGCATGAATCTTCGTAACCGTACAAACCTTTACCACGCCAAGGCGACATACGAAGACCAAGAACGTGCAAGCAGAAAACCTCCAAACGTTCCATCATTGAAACGTTCCACTGTTGCTTGTATCTCTCAATCAGCTTTTCTTTCTGTTCTGGTGTTTTAGCCATGCGGTAATTCGGCTTAGGAATTGGAGACCAGAAAAGAGCCGAAAGGTCGGACTTGTGAGCATGACGCAAAGATGAGTAAGGGATTGTCCAAGACAAGTAATCAACAAACACAAATGGACTTGCATCAGTGTCGATTTGTAATTCTTCTGGAGTGAATACTTGTTTTTTCATCTCAAAGCCTGCCAACTTAGAATCTAAATAATTATTTTATGCGCCAAACCTAATTTCTTAGATTCTAATTGTCAATATTTTTTAGATTCTAAGCTTATAATATTTTCGAAAATAATGACCGAGGTAAAAGAATGGCAACTAAACACATAAAAGATACGACGTGGACGAAAGTAGAAAAAATGACTGTTAAAGCTGTCATAGAGACAAAGACAAGTATCAAAGAAACCGAGATGCTCGATTACTTGATCAACTTAGGATTAGAAAAATTTGCTGAGGAAGACTTCCAGAAGATAAAAAAAACCAAGTGA